AAGCGGAGAAAGTAATGCCACAGGGTAAGGGTACATACGGAAGCAAGGTTGGACGACCTAAAAAAGTTCAGCCTAAAAAAGCAAAACCTAAAAAATCAAAAAAGAAGAGCAAGTAAAATGGCGATGTTTCCTGGTCGAGAGATGACAGATGAAGAGCTTCTTGAAGCCAGGAGCCAATCGTCAGGTATGCAGCGAGCGTCCACGCTAGACGCCTTAAACGCTATGGCCGCGGCTGCTCCACAAGCAGAGCCTGCCCCGCCGCCGGAACCTATCAACGTTCCGCCAATGCTTGAGCGTCCTATGGGTACTATCCCAGAAGCTCTCGGTCGGCCAAGCGGCGAGGTTGTCCATCCAAGAGATAGGGCCCTTATTGATAGGTTTAAGCAATTTCAGCAAACAACACTACCGGCTCAAAAGCAGGCAAGGATGGTTGTTCCTGAAATGCTTCAGAGGATGCCCGAAGTACAGGCCCCAAGAACTGCCGAGGGCATGGTGCTCGATAAGTTTGGCGGCAGCATGGCCGCGTACAACAAGTGGTGGAACTCTTTGCCACAGGGCATGAAGCCACGAAGCTGGGACCAAGCACTTGGAATGGTGAGCAGCCCGGAAGCTCTAGGTGTTCCGAAGCCTGCACCTGAAATTAAGGCACAGGCTAAGGTCGGGACTGACTCCGAGATAGAGCCTCAACCGCAAGCTTACTACGAGCCTGCGGGGTTTGTAGGCCCTCCGTCTGAAGGGGCAGAACCTTTTGTTGGGCCTTCTGCGCCAGATAAAAAAGAAATGGCCCCTGACGATGGGGTTCGTCTTTTTGATGGGGGGGTGGATGACGGAAAAAGTTTGTTGCACCCCGTTTCGGGGGCTACGTTTCGGTCGTCTACTGCGGGGAGGCGAGGGGGGCGCACGCATGCCGGGGACGACTACGCACCTAAAAGGCTTGGGGATAAACCGCCTCTTGTGGCAATGACTGACGGAAAAGTCTTAAGGGTTAGGGACATGAAAAAATACCCGAATGCTGGAGGCAACAGGATTGAAATAGAATACGGGACCGGAAAAAATCGTTTTATGGTGCGTTACTTCCATATGGATAAACCTGCCGCTTTCAAGGTTAACGGCAAGCTACTTACTGGAGACGCCCTTGACGGGAAGCGGATTAAACGAGGAACACCTCTTGGGATAATGGGCAACACGGGCAAAGGCTCAGGGGTTCATCTGCACACAGAGCTTTACCGCCCTGACCCTAAAACGGGCGAATACGAAAAAACAAAAAAAGGCAACTACGCAAAACCCCATGATTTTGAGGCGTTTTTAAAAGGCGGTGGGAAACTTAACTACGCGCAAACGTTGCTGGCTAAGTCCACGGTGAGCAAAAAAACAACCCGAGATAAACACTACGGACACAACCACTAATGCTCCCACCAGTCTTAGCCCACATGAAACAACTAGGGCACAAAATATTCGATAATCCGAAATACGATTACGATTTAAATATCTATGGAATCAGAAATAGAACGGGCACGCCGAACACTTTCGACGACACTCTGGGTGTCCTATATCTCTGGGATGGTAACTGGCGCGGTCATTACTGGAACGGTACTGTCGATCCTGGGGCTTATTATTTAGAGCACCCAATGAACGTAAAAGGCACAGCAGTGATGGCGTGTGGCCAGTATCGAGGTGCGTATGAAATTGGGACACACCGAGGGAAGAGGGCGCTGGTTCAAACAGGCCCAGTGTCAGTGTTCCGTGACTACAACAGAGATAAAACTATCGACCGCCAAGGCCAGCCAGAGTCGGGTCTATTTGCCTGCAACTTACATCGAGCAGGTAAAGCATCTAAGTTTGTAAACCGTTGGTCGGCTGGATGCCAAGTGTGGGCAGAGGAAAAAGACTTCGAGGAGTTTCTTGATATCTGCTACAAGCAAGTGAAGCTCACAGGGTTCAAAACGTTTACGTATACGCTAATGGACCAGTGGTGGTGATGGTGCCCCACTCTAGGTAAAGTAAGTTAATCTGTTTGAGGGATTCACTAACGTCACGCTGTATCGAGTGAGGCAGTTTCTTTTACCAGCTAATCGAGGTTGAGTCTAGGCGCTAAACTCGCCATCTTTGTCAGGCATATCGCAGAGCCCCCAGCTCTGACACCCGCGCTCACTCTCATCGGCAGGCAGAAAAAGCTCTAGGCCGTATTGATGCCCCCCGCGCTCAGTCTTTGACCACTCGGCAACTTTGTCTATTGGCCAGCACTCGCCCGTTCCGCCAGTCTTGGCTTGAAAGAAGGCAGGCTTGCCAATGCCACGACTCTCAAAAGTCTCACCTGTTTGTGCCAACCGCGCTGCTGCTTTCTCCGCAACCTTTTCTTCTAGTGTCCTGATTTGAACAATTCTATCAGGGTCAGTTTCAACCATTGCCCTGATCTCACTTTTTTTTGACATGATACAGGGCCAGCACCCCACCCTCTCAGACGGGTACTTGTCTTTGAGGTACAAGGGGCAAGGGCGCAGATTGTTTCGGTTGTGGATATCTATTACGTCTTGCACTACCCAAGTAATTAGAGGCCGCCAAGTGTCGCAAAGATTTTTTCCCAAAATAGAACCGGGTTCCCACCTATCCATTTTACTACGGGCCTTACTTTCGGCTGCTCGAATCCCTACCGCGTTAATTGGTAAGGGGCTGTTGCCAAGCTCCCGGATATGGTCCCGGATAGGGAGCTTTTTTAATTGCTCAGTGCAGAATCGACCCATGCGCGAGGGCATTGCGCCCTTGGAGACCACCAAGTCTGGCATCCCTCCAGGATATTTTTTGCTAACAACGCGGTAAAACCTGTCACCAAGAAGCGGCTTCACGATGCTTTCAATGTACTCGTACAACACTGGGTGCTCCCACCCCGTGTCAGCCCAGACATAATGGATGTCATTGCTTTCCTCGAACCCGTTCTCTCGAAGCCAAAGCGCCATAGCAATCGAGTCTTTGCCGCCGCTCACAGAGCAAACAATAGGTCTTCCAGAATCCTTAATCTCTTGATCGTCCATCCCAAATTCCTGCTCGATTTAGTTCTGACGCAATGCGTCTAGATAACTCTTTTTTCTTGGCCCTTGCTCTTATCTTCAATCCTATTAACAGGGTCAGTGTAAGAGCCAGCACAACTGCCGCTATCTTCATGGTGCCCCCTGATAAACTCTAGCACGCTGCTATCTTGTTTCGTAGGCCCCGCTTGCGCCCACCCCAGGAGGAAGGCGAGCGCAAGACTAGCGATAGCAAGAAACCCTGCAATCACCAGTTGTTAGAACCGCTGGAGCCACCGGAGCCTTGCCCCTGCTCGTCATCACTTGGCGCAAGACTGATAATATAGTCAGGGTGCGCGTCGCTTTCTTTTCTATCGTTCTCTTGCAGGACAAGGCGGCGTCCGCCGAGCATGACGCCAAGAACGCCTTCGGCTTGGCCTGTCATAGTCCCGGGCTTCTTGCCCTTCCACATTGCTGCAATCTTTTCCCATCTCTGCTTTGCCATAGTATCTTCCTTAAAAAGTGAAATAAAGTTGACGCTAGCATTGTTTGAGCTTAGTATCAAGCACAGCTAACTTTTAGGAGATTTTTATGACAAGTTCATCACCAGGGTTACCACGCAAGGTTTGCATAGGTAGCTCCGAAATCAAAAGCCTTTTGGGCACTTGCACTCACAGGGGGCCGCACGACGTATGGGGCTCAAAGGTAACCGACGAGGAAGAGGTCTTTGCCAACGCTGAGTACATGGAAGTTGCGACGGTGCTGGAGTCTTCATTCTTGAAGCTTACCGAGATGAAGTTGCAGCGCCAAGGCTTCGATATCATCATCAAGCCGGGGAAGACTGTGTATAAGGAAGTTGACGGCGTGAATCTTCGGGACACTGCCGATGGCTTCGCAGTGCCATCTACCCGCCACCATAAGCCGCTTTACACCATTGAAACAAAAGCAGGCTACAGGGCCGACCGTGACTACTACGGTGAAGAGTGGACTGACGACGTTCACGAAGGTTACAAGGACCAGTGCATCTGGCATTGTGGGATGACGGGCGCTCCTGCCTGCGTCCTTAGTGTCCAGTTCTTCCCACAGAATTTCCAAAAATCTACGTGATTAAGGAAGACCCTGAGCGCTTTGCGTTGCAGGTCAACAAGGCTGTCTCATTTTGGAAAGACCATGTTGAGACAGGGATTGCTCCGCCGACAGATGCGTCTGCCGCTTGTGCTCGACATCTTGCGAAGCTTGCTATGAATAGCGAGAACTTGAGAGATGCGTCACTTGATGAGCGCGCCTATGCCGAGGAGCTGGCGCAGCTTAAGAAGATTGAGAAAGCAAACAAGACGCGTATTTCGCTGCTTCAAAATCAATTGCGTGAAGCAACCGGCGAGTATCGCGGCATTGACTTTGGCGACGGTGCCAAGATTACGTTCTCCCCAGACAAAAACGGTAAGCGGCGTATGTCGTCATCCTTGAAAGCATTGGAGATATAAAATGACAGATATGGTAAAGGCAGCAGAGCTTGCCCTTGTGAACAATGACCTCGGTGCTCTTGACCCTGAAGCGCGGTTGGCTTTCTTAGAAAGCTTTGCGAAAACATGGGGTTGAATCCCATGACGCAGCCGTTCCAGTACATTCGCCTGAACGGGCAACTTAAGCTCTATGCAACGAAAGGTTGCGCTGACCAGCTTCGCAAGGTTCACGGCATCTCAATCGAGATTCTTCAGAACGAGCTTGTTGACGGGATGATCATGGTTCACGCCAGGGGCACAACGCCAGACGGCAGAACTGATGAGGATATCGCGGTCGTACCTATGCGCAAGGGCATGGACGGTGTGAACGATAGGATGAAGGCAATAACCAAAGCGAAGCGACGGTTAACACTTTCTATCTGCGGCCTAGGTATGTTGGACGAGTCAGAGCTGGCAACAATACCAAGCCGAGCAATCGAGCAGGTTGCACCAACGCAAGAGGTACGTGCAGTTTTAGAGGCACCTGCAAAGAAGGAAAAGCCTAAGAAGAAGCCGAGAACGGTTGCCGCAAATAAGAAGGCAATGGTCAAGGTTGCCGCAAGTTTTGCGGAAGCAGGCATTACTGATGCCCAGCTCTGTGACCACTTGGAAATAGACTCTGCTGAACAGTTTACAGAAGAAATGCAGAAAGAGCTGCGAGAGATTTTTAAGCGAGTTTCTCGTGGGCAATACCCAAAAGGGTTAGAGCCCATGGTCGCTTGCTCTGATGATCCGCCACCACCTCCGGGTGACGAGATGGCTGGAGTAGAGTGATGCTAAGGTGGGCACTCTGGTTTACGCGCAATGGCTGGCCTGTATTCCCGGCGCATGGGGTCCAAGAAGGTGCGGTGTGTACGTGCCGCCAAGGACCAGAGTGCTCATCGATTGGCAAACACCCCGCAACACGGCGGGGCTGGAAAGATGCTACCCTTGACCCCGAGCAGGTCAAGGCGTGGTTTGCTGATAACCCTAACTACAATCTTGCCCTGGCTTGCGGCAGCATCACAGTCCTCGACGTGGACGGCGAGAAAGGCCGTCAGAGCTTGGAAGAGCTGCTGGACAACGATAGGGCCACATACTTACGAAAAACACCTAGAGCACGCACTGGNGGCGGCGGGTGGCACTTNTTCTTTCAGGGNGTAGAGGTGAAGAACTTGGTTGGCTTTAAGCCAGGGCTCGACATCCGCTCGCAAGGNGGGCACGTTATNCTGCCCCCATCTCTTCATGTGTCCGGTAAGCGGTATGCCTTCGACCGATGCCCCACAAAGTTTAAGCTGCAAAAGTTTCCCCAGTGGCTACACAAGATTGTCACCGAAGAGAAGCCAAGAGCACCGTCGGTGCCAATGCCTGCTATCGAATCAGGGAATTTTGACGACCTACCAATCATTGACGAATACAGGAACAACGCACTCAGCAGCTTATGCGGCAGACTCTTCAAACGAGGTCACACAGTTGATGAGGTTTCTGCGATGCTTCTAGCAATAAATGAAAACAAGTGCAGGCCGCCGTTAGGCAGAACAGAAGTGGAAAAGATTGTTTGGTCTATTTCACGTTACCACTAAGGAGTTAGTTATGGCAGGAGAGCCACCTTTAGACCCGCCAGATTATGATGAAGGACCAGAGCCAACAGATGAGGAGTTTGCTCAGTGGAAGCTGAGGGACATGGATTACCTTGTCGAAGATGAAGATGTTGTTGAAGCGGTAGACACGGTTTTACGCCGAATTGGCCAGGACATTATTGATGGCAAGAAAACGTCTAAAGACGAGATTGCTAAAATACTCATCGATGCTGTCAAGGTCTTCGCGAGTGAAGGTGACATGTGCGAGGTCGGTGAATGGCAGCAGCACATGAGAGATAAAGCAAAGGAAGACTTTGTTGAGCCAGATGAGCCTGACTATGAGCCGTGCCATCGGTACTACGACGGTACTTAAAAGCAATGAAAAAGCGGCTAAGGTTTTTACGCCTTAGCCGCTTCGAGCTAACCTCCAGCAACAAGGACGAAGCCGGGATTAAGTTCACTATGGACTGAATTGCTGGAGGCGTCAATGTCGAACGAACACAAAGAGAGAATCGAAAAAGCCATCGGTAACTTTTACCGGAAAAAACAAAAGGATGCGGGGAGCTTTGATGAAGCGTGGAAAGGTGCAGGTCCGAAAAGGAAAAAGCGAGCAAAGCCCGAGGTGCCACTCGAACGAGACGAGCAAGTCCAACTGGCAAAATACCTCGACGGGCTCAAGCTCCTCTGGTGCCACGTCCCAAATGAAGGACACGGCGGTTACGGAAAGCGAGCCCAAATCAAAGGGGCACGGTTGCGTGCCGAAGGGCTTAAGGCGGGGGTATGTGACGCATTGGTCTTCGATCACTGTACGCTCACGTCAGACGGGAAAACCACGCAATATAATGGTTGCGCGATTGAACTCAAACGACAAAAAGGCGGGCGAGTAAGCGACGCGCAAAAGTATTGGATAGAAGAATTAAATAATCGCGGCTGGTACGCTGCGGTTTGTAACGGGTTTTTAGAAGCCAAAGAGTTAATTGAAAGGTTGGGTTATGCAAAAAAGACCAGCGAATAAAGGGGTGAAGCGCTTGCGTCGGTGGATGCAGGATAACGATAAGAGCCAGTACGACCTGAGCCTTATGCTCGACGTGTCACCCGAACACTTGTGCCGATTAATTGCAGGCCGGTTCAAACCGGGTTTAACGCTAGCTGTTAAGTTTGAAGAAGCCTGCAATATCCCTTGCCGCTCCTGGCTAGAACGGGTCTGACGGGCAGTCGGTCCACTCGGCTCGCAACTTAGACTGTATGTTAAAGAACGTGCCGTTGGACCGGCGAACTCCCTTGTACCCCAAGAGCCTTAATCGCTTAGCCATTCCCCGCGCAGAGCCGTGTCGTCTTCCTGTCGCAGAACAGAAATCTTTAAAGTCACTAAACAGATAAGAAAGTGCGCTCTCTCCTGTCGAGCAGCAGGCAAGCGTAAAGTCTTTTACCGGGTCACTGTCAGCGTGCCATTGTGCGATTGTCTCACGATGAGACGCAGGCAAAGTGAACGCACCGTGGCGAAGTAGTCTAACAGCCCCTTCGAGTGCCCAATGCACAATAGCCGCCTGCTCTTCTTTTAGTTCACTTAGAATCTCATCCTGACTTCTACGCTCTAGTGCATAATCGTTTGTGAAACTTCGGTTAAAGTCCATAATGAGAAAACGCCTAAAGAAGCCGTCAGAGTAATCTCCTGAGCCAATTGAGGGGAGAGCGTTAGCGCTAAAAATGTGACCAGCCCGAGGGATAAACGAGAACGGCGGCTGGTAAGGAAGACGACCCGAACATCTATCGCCTGCGATAACAGACTTAAACATATCGCTCGACTCAAGCGCGTTGTACTCGGGAAGCTCTGCACAGATGTTTAACCGGGAGTCCCGAAGAGATGCGAGAGTATAGTCGTGGTCCCACCTTTTGGGACTGGCGCTCGTCACCCGATTCTCCGGCCAGAGAGAGGACACTGCATCCATTAACACAGACTTACCGTTGCCGCCCTTTCCGACAAGCAGTAAGCACCGACTGTATGCCGTGCTCTTACCCGTAAGGCAACACCCGAGCCACTCTTGAATAGCAGCTATCTTTGAATCTTTATCGTCGTCGTCACGCCAGAGCGAGCGCAAAAAGTTTAGCCAGTTAGTAGGCTCCGCTTTTGGCTCAATCTCAAAATCGTACGCCCATGTGCAAAGATTATCCGGCGAGTGTTCGAGCATCTCTGTTCCAAACTCATCGATAACCCAAAACCCGTTTTTGTCCGCAATACCCGAGGGCACTTTGTCAAAATACTTGTCGACCCGAATCTCATGTAAGAGCAGTGCAGTCTCTGCAACTGCCCTAGCCTTAGCCAAGCCTACCGTTAATCGTTTTGGCTTGTCTCCAGGCAACCAGAGCCCATCAAAGAGCAGTGCCATCGAGATTAGGTCGTTGTGCTCGACCCGGTTCCAGACAGCCCCGTCAAAAATGTACAGGCTCCCGTCGCTTGACACAGCGCGTCCTTCCGGTGAAGACGACACGAGTGCATCGAGCAGCATGGTTGCCAGCAAAGGGTCCGACCCGAACTCGGGCGTGTGGTGTTTTAGGTATTCCTCGACACAGGTGGTTAGCTCATTCATTTAAATTGTATCCCCAGGGCCGCGCAGCCCCCCATTGAAATTGAATTACGAAGCTACCCGAATTTCGCCTTGCCGTAAATAATGCTTGGCGAGAATTTTAACCGGGCCTGATTTCGTTAGATATATTTTGATGACGCCAGTGCACCTATGAGCGCGTGTACTGCGTCAGCACCCTCTAGCTCAATGTCCATCATCTCTAAAAAAACGACACCGGTTCCATCAAGTTCGAGGTAGGCGGGGATGTCAGCTTGAGATGCAACGGAATTGACCAGCGCAACGAGCGCCCAGAGCTGGTCGGTGCGCTGTTTCTCTAAAAGCTCGTCAAACTTTTCCTGGCGAATTTCGCGGAGTCTTTTTTCTTCTGCAATTTGCGCGTTAGTCTTTTTGCACGTTGCTTTGTTGTGGCCGTATAAACCACACCGGCTACATTTTCTTGGTTTCATTGGTTAGCTCTCTTTCTTTAATTGGTTACACGCACCCAGCATGGATGCGGCTAGGTTCATTGCATCGCGCAGGTTTGCGTCGAGCATGTGGTGTTTATTCTCATTAACGAATCGCTCGATATTCAAAATGACATCGGTTAACCCGCTCATCATTGCGTCAAGCTCATGCTCTTCCATGGTTAGCTCTCTTTCTCTGTTGGGTCCAAGCACAGTTCATTCTCCAGTTCCCGAACTCTTGCATACAGTGCTTTGTTTTCGTGAATAAGTTTTGACTTCTTTGCCAACGCTTCCGGTGACAACTTAAGTTTTTCCTGAAGCGTCTTTTGCCCTTTCTCAAGCTCCGCATTCTTTTTACTTAATATAGAAGCCTTGCACTCGGCTTCTGTTAGATGAATAGTGAGAAGGTCGCACTGTTTCACCCAGTCTGTATTTTTCAGCTTTTTGTTTTCAGCTTTAATTGCTCTGCAGGCTTCTTGAACTTTTAAGCTTTCTTTTTGCAGATAAAGCCCATACTCCTTTGCTGATTCCCCCTCTTCAATGTCAGATTTCCAGGCATCTTTAAGCTTTTTTATGTACTTTTCGTGCTCATCCTGTAGCTGTTCGATGCGCTCATCATAATCCAAGCAGGTGAGCCTTAAGTCCTCAAGCCGCACTGCTTCCATTATCTTATAGCACTCGTGGTGGAGGTCGCTGGCAAGCCTTAGTAAGTCGTCCCGGTCGAACTGAATTGTCTTTGCTTCCTTGCCCATAATTAGCTCTCTTTCTTTGGTAGGGTCCAGTCGACCCATTGAGTTACGAACCCGCCATCGGACGGGCTCCAGTACCTGATTTGAATCCGAGTACCCGAATCGTTGGTGTCAATCCACTCGACGTGACCGTACTCGGGGTGCGTTATTGTTGTTGTCCCGTGTCGTTTTCTGCCTTTCATCTCTCTCTCCCCTCGTCCCGGTAGCGGGATAAGTCCTCGTCCTCGAAGCAGTCATGACCCTTTTCGCCGCCCTCTTCCTCGTCTTTTTCTTGGGCGATGTATTTCTTATAGGTCGCTGGGTAACAATGCCTGCAGTCGTAGGCACCACATAGACACTCACGCATTTTCTAGCTCCACCTTCATAATCGACCCGAACTTGTCCCGCTCGCGTCCGTTGAAATAAAACAGTGCTCCAGGTCCATTACCGGCGGCGTCGCAACTTAGGACAACGTGCGACCCGTCATCGAACTCCAGCACCAGGGCGCGGCAGGTCCAGTTGAATGTGAGCAATTCCTCGTCAGTCTGATACCTGACCCGAACAATAGTCCGACCCTCTAGCACCTCGCGAGCTGGCGGGTTTTTGGTGATGTTCTCAATGTGGCTTAACATGGCGTCCTTTTTTGCGACCCGCTCAAACGAGTGCAGCTCTATTTTCTTTGTCATTGACCCGAACCTCTCATCTGCTCAATAACCCGCCCAATCATTTCAGCTTGGCGCATTGTGTTGAGTCCAGGGTGGGCGGCTTCCACCGCATCCCTAATCTTTTGCCAGCGGGCCAGACCCGAACCGAGGTCAGGGCTTTTTAAGATAGGATTTACATCTAAAATTTCTTGGGGTGTCATGACCTGTTTCTTTCTTTAATTTCAACCTCTAAGGCTTGCACTGTATCTCCCAGCTCACCGTCAATCGTTTCCCAGAGGGCTTTAGCGTGAAGGATTTTGGCTGTGGTAATCGCGTGCTCTTCATCCTCGAAGAAGTCGCCGTGACCAAAAGTATCCAGAATAGTTTTACCGTCAATTTTCACGCGGTATTCAGTCCAGCCGTGGTGACCCGAACAATCGTTCCAGCTTGGTGGAACTTCCCTTGTTTCGACCCGAACACCTGACAAGCCGTAACGCCAATCGTCGGACAGGTCCAGGTGATTTACAATCCAGTGATAACAGTCCTCAGAGGACCCGAACGAGCGCCGGTATTCCCGCCCTGTTTTTGTGCTGCGAATTAAATAAGTTTCCATTGGTGTTGTCCTTGTTTGAGTTAACCCGATAATGGTCCGGCCCGGGCGAGCTACTACCCGAGCCGGACTTTATGGGGTCAACCCTCTTGAGCGTCTAAGGCATTGTGAACCGCAAGGACACGGTACAACTCCTCTAGGCGCTTCAATGAGTATGAATCGGGCTGACCCTCGCCAGCAAATTCGGCGACAAGTGATTGGAGGCGGGAGTGGATAAAGCTAATCAAGGTGCTGCGTGTCATGATTTTACCTCGCTTTCGTACCCGTCGAACCATTCGACGTGCTCGGTTGTTGACCCGTCAGGGTGTACTTTGGTTACAGCTTGCCGCGTGTCCGGTCGCTGGCAATGGGCTTGGGCTTCCTCAAGTGTCAACCCGCGCTTTATGACGCGGTTCATACCCTTAAACTTGAACCGGATAATTTTGTAAGTTTCCATGCTATTTCCTCCTCTTAGGCATTGCTCTAAACATCATTTCTGAACTAGTCGCACGCCGCGAAAACATCGCACGCATTCGAATTTGGTGGCTGTATTCCGCATCCATTCGGTGCTGAATTTTCGCGGGGTCGAATAGTAGCTCCAGCAAAAGTTGATTTTTTGCGTCGTCTGGGGTCACTCGCCACAATTGGCGAAACATAACGCACCAGGCCCTCCATTTTTGAATAAACATTCTCGTTCTGTTCATTGGTTTGTCCTTGTTAATGGGAGTGTTATAGGCTCCATTGGCTACCCTGGGCACGACTCCAAGGTAGCCTAGCAACACACAACACAGGAAAACTTAGTAAGGTAGGTTGGAGTAAGGATACAGCTTAACCAGCCCACCGCACTTAAGCACACCCACAAAACATTGGAGCTTAGGTGAATATTCCGGAGAATCCTTCAAGAGGTCGTCAACAATACCGGCGGGATAGTGGGTATACCCGGGCGAAGCTTGCTCGTTTATTTCCTCGACTGAATCCAGAGACGACTCAAAAAACAGCTCGAATTTAATGTTAACCCGGGTCGAGTTCCATTCGGTAAAGCTTCGCAAGGGCTCACAGTGCCAGCCCACCACTTGGTCATAGAAACCAGACTCGCCTAGGTTATCAACCTTATAGAGTCGCCAAGCCCCATAGTTGCCCCGAGGGTCGCCACCTAAGTGGGGCTCGACTGCCACGTAGATATCATCCGCCCAAGTATAATCCGCGCAATCGTATGGTGCGAAAACTTGCCACGCAAAACCGTCACTCAATTGCTGCTCGTGGTTGTACGTGTTCCCCAGTTGCCCTTGCGCTTGGTAGGGTTGACCCTCTAGACACCCGATAAGCTTGGCAAGCCCGTCCTCGCAATTAGAAAGCCAGTCGCCTGGTTCTAGTTCAAAGGTTTCCATAAGGGGCGAGTCCAGCTCGATAGGGTCGCCTAGTGTCGCCTCTAAGAATTTCTCAGTGTCCAGAGAGGTGCAATCAAAGTAGTTCAAATCAACGTTAATCATAGGGAAGGTTCCTTGTGTGAAAATTAGCTCTAGACCGTTGGTATCAATATCTTGACGCCAGGGTCAATTATATAATGAAGATAGGTGTAGATAATATTCCCGAAAAAATGAACTAGTGAAGATAATGACTTGAGGTGAAGATAGGTTTTAAGGCACTTTTTAAACGATATCAGGCACTTATGAGTATGGGTGTTCTATATTCTTACTCTAAACGTTTGAAATTCTTATAGGACACAATATCAGGCACTTAGAGCGCTAGCGCGTATACGTAAAAGATAGTTTGGCGAGGTGGATCATTAGGTTCATAGGTTCATTTATCTTCATTCGCTTGACGAATGGTGTCTTATGGGGTGAAAGTGGGGTAACGTTATCGGGTCACTTGGGAGTATACATATAAAACGAGTGACCGTTTATGCTCTCAAGTGGCCTTTATCGACCTGACCTGACCCTATTTGACCCTATTAGGTCCCGAATACCCGAAAACGCGAACCCGAATAGAGCAGGCCGGTGGGATATGTCCTGAATGAATCGCTGAAACTGTGGATTTTTAGGCAAAAAAAGCCCCGGACATTGCCGGGGCTCGATAGGGTGGGTGGGTTAGACTATTTCAGCTTGCCGTATCCCGGCGTTCCCTCTCGTGAAGATATGTCTCCTCTAATTATTTGCAGGCGAGTCATAACGCTTCGCACGTAGTCGTGAGGGAAGACCTCGCTAAAATGGTGCGCGGCGCGGTCGTTTGACAGGTCTTGGATTAATTCGGTTAACTGCTTGTCGGCAAACTTGCACGCGTTCTTGTGAATTTCTGCTTCTGTCGGTCGTTTTACTGTCTTTGTCATTTCATAACTCCATTGGTTGTTTCTACAATTGCGTACAGGGCTCCGTCAGAATCGGCGGTCGCCCAAGCTTTTGAAAGGTGGTCTACAATGATTTTTTCGCCATTGCGGATTACGTGAAAGTGCGTATCGCCCTTGGTGGGGTCAAACTGGATACGCTCCGCACTGGCTGGGATTGCTGTCATGGTTTCAGGTTGAACGGTAGCAGCTTTGAACCACGCAAACACCTTGCGGCTGCCGGTACCAGCATTGCACTTTGCAAAGTGCTTGTTGGTGAATGACGGGTGACGAACCACGACGTCAATAAGTACAGCTTGCGAGCAGTGCAGGGTCTTACTTGGAACGTAGGACCAACAACCTTTGTTTAAGTTGCGGTGAAATTGTATGCGTTTCATGCGTAAACCCTCACAACGCTTCCGGATACATAGGGGCTTCCGTTCATGTCCATACCATGCATTGGGCGGTCACTTGTGGGGCACGCCTTGTAGATGCATACAAGACCGATATCGAGCAAAGTAAACGTTCGGTGGTAGATGTAGCCAGACAAATTCATATGCCACTGGCGGAGAACCTTCAAAAACATAACGGCGTATGTCCTGCCGTTTGCGGACCAAAATAAACAACTCACAGTAGCTCCAATGAGTAGGGGTTGAATTAGTATTGATGCAAGCGTCATGCCACGAACGGGGTACAATATTACTAGGCTTTTCTGGCTACTGTGGACGACCTGACACAACCCGGTGCGTCAATATTGACACACCCGTCAATTGCCCTATGTTGCACTACACTGCGATACATATAGTGTAACGTATGGCAACTGCACCACATGTATGGCAACTGCACTGCCCTACATTGCCATGCACTACATGTATGGCAACTGCCCTACCATACACTACCCTACCCTACCCCCGATCCGGCTTCCCCCCTTTTCATTAAATACCCTCACACTCACTCACCCCAGATTCACTTTTGACGCATTACGTCACAGCCTTTTCCTTGAACAGGTCTTCGGTGTATTCTACTGTAGTCTTGCGGTGTTGGGATGTAGCGCCTGCAAGCTACCCCCAAACTGACCTAGTCAGCTCCCAGCATCGCACCACCTTTTGGTGCCCTTTCGAGGGACGAGCACAGGAGTGCATAAATGAGCAGGAAAATATACAACGCCGGGAAACTCCAAGTCCGGTACGAAAAAGCCGCCTCTCAGGGTGCCGCTGGAAAACAAGACCGAGAAGAGCTTCTGGCGCAGGCCGACCAAGACATCGAAGACGAAGGTGCCTTTGTAGAAATCAATCGAGACGCCAACGAGCTAATCGATGTCCATGTTCTCCCCAGCCTGCACTCTATGATGGAAAATATGTACACCATCATCGATGCGGAGACCCGCAGACTAATGCGACAAACTGTGTCGGGTGGCGGCATGGATAAGGTCGATTCTCAGCACTTCGGTCAGCTGACTCGTAGCATCTGCCAACTGGCAAATCTTGAGCACGGGATTCGAGAGCAAAACCAGCTCGACCAAATCTCTGATGACGAACTTAAACGCTTGGCCGACATTGCCTACAAGAAATTAAAAGGGAAATCCAAATGAGCACACCTTATGCGACCCTTGCATACAATCCGATTAAAGATAACGACAAGCTCCCCGTGCTAGTTCGGCTGGCAAGCACCGCCGACTCGTCTCTGGTCTACAGCACTTGGCTTCGCAGTTACGCCGACCAAAACAAAGACCAGCACCGGGGCATTCTGTATAAAAGCCACCGAAAAATCATAAGAAATCTTATGGAAAAGTCGGTTACCGTTATGGCGGTGATGGATGACGACCCCAATCAGATTTTTGCGTGGATGTGCGGAATCAGGACCAAAACAGGGCCTCTTTTAGTGCATTACTGCTATGTTAAGGATGCTTTTCGGCGTTTAGGGCTCGCAAGCCTGCTGCTTAGGTACTTTGAACACCGTCAGGGGGAGCCGATTGTCTGTAGCCATAAGGGTTATGTGTATAAATCTCTCCGTGATAGGTATAATCTTTTCTATGTCCCACAGGTGCAAGAAACCCACGGGGTAGATAAGTTTGAGGATGGAAAATGGAAATTGTAGGATTTACGCTAAAACATGACTGCCGCCCAGTGTTTGACAAGATTGCAATCAATCTAAAGGCACCAAACCACAAAGGGTTTACCCTAAAATGGGGGCCAAACAAAAACGGCGTCATTGTAATCCATGAAAGGCACGGGACTATGTATTTGCCCATGTCGTCTATCTCTCATGTTGAAATTACTGAAGAAGAGAAGAAAAAGACTACCCGGAAACCCAGAAGCGTGAAGGCAAAGAGTAATGGGGAAATCACCGCCCAAGCATGACGCTCGGGCGCTTGTCCGAGAGTACATAAAAAGATTTGGTGATCCTGAAGCCTTGCAAGAGGACAAAGGAGTTGCCAAGGACCGGACTTATCGGTGGCAGGAAGATTTGTTTGAACAGCAGATTGCGTTCATCAATGACCCTGCCTCGTTTAAGACCGCGCTGTGCTCTCGTCGTGCAGGCAAAACTTACGCGGCCTGTTACTACCTCATTGAAACAGCATCTCGAAATCCAGACAGCATTTCGGCCTATATTGCCCTAACGCGAAACAGTGCCAAGCGTCTTATGTGGCTGGAGCTTAAACGGGCCAACCGTAAGTACCATATCGGGATGCACTTTAATAACTCCGAACTTATTGCTACGCTCCCCAACCGAAGCCAACTTGTGCTGACGGGAGCAAACGATGAAGCTGATATTGATAAGTTGCGGGGTTCTGCTTACCACCTGGTTATTCTTGACGAAGCCGCAAGTTTCGGACGCCACCTTGAAGAGCTGGTGGAAGAAGTTCTTGAGCCTGCGCTAATTGACCACAACGGCACAATGGCTATGATTGGAACACCCAACGCTGCTTGCTCGGGGATGTTTCATAGGGCATCGACCGATAAGGCCCAAGGTTACAGCAACCACCATTGGACCATCATGGAGAATCCGCACATTCCTCATGCTGAGCAATGGCTTGAGCGCCGGATGAAGCAAAAGCACTGGGACAAAACCCACCCTGTCTATATGCGGGAGTGGCAAGGAAAGTGGATACGCTCAAACGACTCTTTGATTTACAAGTACACCGAAGAGAAGAATTTTTACGTAGACATCCCTCACCACGAGCATGACTTTGATTTTATTCTCGGGGTGGATTTAGGTTATGAGGATGCCACAGCTTTCGTTATCGGTGCTTATTGCCCGGAGCTGCCTGATTTCTATATTGTTGACTGCTACAAAGAAACCAAGATGATACCGGCCCAAATTGCTCAAAAAATCAAAGAGCTTGATTCACAGTATGATTTCACTATCATGGTCGCCGACACGGGGGGTCTTGGTAAGTCTATTGTGGAAGAATTTCGACATCGTTACGAGTTACCAATACGCGCAGCAGAAAAGCGTAACAAGGCGTCCTATATTGAACTGATGAACTCAGACCTACACTGCGGTTTTATAAAGGTCTTTGAAGGGTGCGAGTTACTAGATGAGTGGGATTTACTCCAGTGGGACGAAGACAGAAAAAAAGAAGATTCGCGTTTTGAGAATCACCTCTCGGATGCGTGTTTATATGCGTGGCGTGAGAGCAAGCATTACACGTACAAGCAAAAGGCTATTGCGCCAAAGCATGGAACTCCTGAGTATTATGATGCTCTAGAAGAACAGATTTGGTCAGACAAGGCCGAAGCAATCGATAAAGAAGACGGACAAGCATGGTGGGAAAATGAATGGACGCTGAACTAGAAGAAATAATTGAAGCCGCTAAGAAGCATGGTCTTAAGCGGTTGCGGGTTGGTGATATCGAAGTAGAGCTATGGGACAAGCCCCAGATTCGACGCGCTCAGGTACAAGCAGTTCCTGAAACGTCGAGCACAAAGGGTCTTTCCGAAGATGAGCAATACTTTGAAGACTTATTTTATTCAGCAGGTGGTTAACTTGCGGGGAGTCTCAAAATGAAAAAGCTAGGGTATTGGTGGAACGAGCAAACAGAACCTCACGATCTTGTATTTGAGGTAGTTGAGCACTTAACGAACAATCAGGGTTACCACTCAACAAACAACATCAACCACGCACGCCTTTACGGCAACATTAGTTATCGCGATTTGGGAAGCGGTAATTTAGTCCAGCGAGCCAAGACAAGCGCAAAGAACCGCGTAACGCTAAACATCATTCAATCTATGTGTGATACCGTTACAGCGCGAGTTGCTAAAGCTAAACCTATGGCCACCTACTTAACAACTGGCGGCGACTGGGCAATGCAGCGAAAAGCTAAAAGCTTAACCAAGTTTACCGCAGGCCAGTTCTATGGTTCCGACATCTACAAGGTTGCCCCGAAGGTATTTTTAGACGCTTGCGTTTTTGGTACGGGCGTCATGAAAATACATGAGTATGACGGTGAAATTATATGCGAGCGCGTTTTTCCTGACGAAATTATTGTCGATGACCTAGAGGCTCGCAACGGCAACCCACGCCAGATGTTTCAGCGAAAGATTGTAGACAAACAAGTCCTAGCTTCGCTTTTCCCTGAGTTTGCAAAGCAAATTGAAGAAGCTTCTCCGTTAGAGGACGACGATTCCTTATACAGAGCCAGTGAGCAAATTGAATGCCTTGAAGCTTGGCACTTACCTAGCTCAAAAGGCGCGAAAGACGGTCGCCACGTTATTACGATTGAAAACGCAACCTTGCTTGATGATTCTTGGGAGCGCGATGGCTTTCCGTTTGCATTTATTCACTGGACGAGCCGATTGCTTGGTTTTTGGGGGCAAGGGCTCGCAGAACAGCTTACTGGCATCCAGGTAGAGATAAACCGCTTGCTGCGGAACATCCAACAGCAAATGCACCTCGCAACACCGAAGGTTTTTGTTGAAAGTGGCTCTAAAATCTCAAAAGCTCACATAAACAACGAAATTTGGGGCGTAATTGAGTATGCAGGCACTCCGCCGCAGTTTTTTGTCCCTAAAACCGTTTCCGGTGAGATATTTAGTCACTTAGACCGTCTATTCAACCGTGCATACGAAATTGCGGGTGTAAGTCAGCTTGCAGCGGGTGCAAAGAAGCCAGCGGGCCTGGAATCGGGCGTTGCGCTTCGAGAGTTTCAAGATATTGAGTCCGAGCGGTTTTTAATGGTCGCAAAAGCTTACGAGCAGCTATTTCTAGACGCAGCAGCTCAAATGATTGATATTGCGCGTGAAGTGTCCGAAAGAGGCGATGAGCTTGAGGTTATTAGTCACGGCGACGATGATATCGAAAAGATTAAGTGGTCAGACATCGATTTAGACCGAGATGAGTATGTGATGAAGGTTTACCCAACCTCACTTCTGCCTACAACGCCTGCGGCAAAGCTCCAGAAGGTTATCGAAATGCTGCAAGCTGGAATGATTTCACAGCAAGAGGCCAAATCCTTGCTTGATTACCCTGATTTAGAGTCTGTAAACAGCATGGCAACGGCGTCACAAGAGCTGTTCAATATGATTATTGAGCGTATTCTTGAAAAGGGTATTTACCAGTCTCCGGAACCGTACATGAACTTGTCTATGGGTATCGGGATGATGCAATCTGCTTACTTGCGGGCCAAGATTAACCAAGTTCCCGAAGCTCGGTTGGACTTGTTTAGACGATTTATCGAAGACTCCATTGGTATGCTTGCGAAGATGCAAGCAGCGGCGCAACCACAAGCACCGATGCCTATGGGGCCTATGGGGCCGGGACCAGACGCTCCCCAACAAGGAGCACCCCCGGCAGGAATGCCGGATGGAGTAGCGGCGGCTGAAATGGCTGCTGCGCCCATCCCAACAGCGTAACAACGCAAGAGGTTAATATGTCAGAAGAAGTTGTGCAGGAAGCGGCTGCTGAAGAAGCACCAAGTCAAGAATTAATGGAAGATGTAGCTGACGAGGCTGTTGAATCCGCCGAAGCTCCCGAGGCCCCCGAAGCCCCGCCGGAGCCCGAGCGCCCGGATTTTTCTCGGCAGTTTGCAGCCTTAGCCCGGAAAGAACGGGCCTTAAGGCAAAAAGAGCAAGAAATAGCCAGTTTCTCAAAGCAGCGCGAGCAGTTTGAGGGAAACTCTACGCGCTTGGCTGATTTGCAAAAACTGGCAAAAGAAAACCCTGCCAAACTTCTTGGCGAGCTTGGAATTAACTACGAAGAGTTAACAAACCAAGTCATTAATGAGGGTAACCCTACAGAAGAGCAGAAGCTTCGTCGGCAAAACGAGGTGCTTCAAGAGCGTATTCAAAAGATAGAGGACATTTATACGAAGCAGCGCGAAGAGACTGAGCAGTACCAGATAAAAGCTGCCCACACTCAGTTGGTTGACAATATTAAGAATTTCGTAGACGATAGTAATACCTTCGAGATGGTGCAGCACCACAACGCCTATTCTCTTGTCGGTGAGGTAATGCAGCAGCATTACAATACAACGCAAGAGGTGATGGAATATGGACATGCGGCAAAGCTCGTCGAGGACCACTTTATGGCGGAAGCCGAGCGTTACTTAGGCAGCAGCAAGCTGCAAGCAAGATTTCGTGAGTTAGATAAACCACGCGAGTCAGAGACTCCAGAAGCCGCCGAGCAAGCAGTGAAACGGGTGAAAACACTTAGCAACAGTGACGTTGCTAAAAAAACGGAAACATCCGGCAGCACGTTAGAGAGCAAGGAAAAATCGCTCGAACGTGTCGCTGCTATGATCAAATGGGGCGCTACGCCCTAATTTTGGAGTTATAAAATGGCAAGTCCACTCGACGTAGGTACAGTAACCGAAGCTCTTAAAGAGCACTATAAACCACTCCGTGTTCAGAACATGGTTTACAAAGACAATCCGCTTTTCGCGATGATGCCGAAATACACAAAGTTTGGCGGCGAGAATATGCCGATTCCTTTGCTTTACGCCAATCCGCAGCGCCGAAGTGCAACTTTTGCGACTGGTCAAGCTAACACGTCTACTTCAGCGTTAAAGCAATTTTTGCTGACACGGGTAAAAGATTATTCTTTCGCAAGTATTACCGGAGAGTCCATCAAGGCGACCGAGCGAGACAGCGATGCTTTCTTGCGATATGCCACAATGGAAATCGATGGTGCTCTTCACTCACTGACTCGCTCTCTTGCGGTTGCGATGTATCGTGACGGAAGCGGTAGCATTGGTCAGTCGGAAGACAACCCTGACGGCAATTATGCAAACCTTACGCTTATCAACGCAGATGACGTAACCAACTTTGAAGTGGGTATGGAAATCGCTTTTTACGCTGACTCTAGCGGTAAGCCTGGAGCAGATAGAGGCCAAAACCGGATTATCCAGTCAATTGACCGTAATGCGGCTACCAAGCAAATTACTTTTACTGCAAACATTCACGTTGATGTTGCTTACACTGACCACTTGGTTATTGCTGGCGATAAAGATGCGAAAGTGACTGGCCTTGATGGTTGGGTTCCTTCAGCAGCTCCAGCCGCAACTGCATTCTTTGGCGTTGACCGAACGGCAGACGTGACTCGCTTGGGTGGTAATCGCTTCGATGGTTCAGCTCTTCCGATTGAAGAGGCATTGATTGGCGGCGCATCTCAAGTAGCTCGCGAAGGTGGTCGTCCAGACCATTGCTTTGTTGATTTTGCTACTTTTGCAAATCTTGAAAAAGCTCTTGGCTCAAAAGTTGTTTACAGTGAGTCAAAAGCGCGTGACGTAGATATCGGCTTTGCTGGCATCGATGTTCGTGGACCACGCGGAACAATCAAGGTTATTCCTGATCAAAACTGTCAGCCAAACGTTGCTTGGATGCTTCAGATGGATACCTGGAGCCTCAACACTTTGGGTGAAGCTCCGATGTTCTTGGACCTTGATAACAACCGTATGCTCCGCGAAAGTGCGGCAGATGCTTACGAAGTGCGCCTTGGCTACTACGGTCAAATCGCTTGCAACGCTCCGGGTTACAACTGCCGCGTAGCACTATAATTCGGACTCACTGAAGGGAGATTGAGTTATGGCGAGTAGAGATTTTAAAAATGTTCAATCGTCCGAGCGAGCGGTGAAAATCGTTTACGGTCGTGCGACAATTGGCGGATCAGGGGCACCGACCCTTGACGCCAGCTCTAGCATCGGGGTGAGAAGTATTACCCGAACCGCTGCCGGAGATTACACCATTGTACTGGGGTCATCGACTCCAGCGGCTACAGACAAGTACAGCAAACTCCTTTGGGGTGATGCGACTATTGTTGAGGCTGACGATACAGACTTACATTCTTATTTGGCGGCGGATACAGTTTCAACGGACGGTACTTTTAAGATTATTTGTACCGCTGGGGCAACAGCTACTGACCCGCCAGAAAACGCGGTTCTTTTGTTCAAAGCAGAGCTAAAGAATACCAGCGTTAAGTAAGGAGCTTGCCATGAAAGGCAAAGGTAATCTTGCCCTTATGATTCTTAAAAAGGCCAAAGAAGAAGGCCCGGAAGAGGATGATAGCGGCTTGATGAAGAAGGAGGCAGGGGAGAAATTCCTCAAGGCCATCCAAGAGAATGATGCCGATGCGGTCGTCAGTGCGATGTCCGACTTGGCAACCATGATGGATTAATTGAGTGGGGGCTACGTGCCCCCACTTTTCCTTTAGGGGATAGGTATGCCGAAGAATCTAACAACGCTTCAAAACCTTGTTGATCGTGTGCGGCAGCGAGCCGATATGATTGGCTCGGCTTTTGTCTCCGACGCCGAAGTAATCAGCTATATCAATGTAGCAATGGCTGAGATTCACGATGTTCTCGTAACCAAGTTTGAAGACTATTATATTAGCTCGGAAGAATACGTTTTACCTGGAGCTAACGGCGCTGCTTTGCCTGATACATTTTACAAGGCCCTCGGTGTTGATTTTGACGTTGGTGGGATTACCTATCGGTTAAAGCCTTACTCGTTTCAAGAGAGGGCAACGTATAACTCTCCTGGAATGATTGCTTCGACGATAACAAATACGCTTTATCATATTCAGGGCAATGTCATTAAATTTATCCCAAGCCCCACCGTGTCAGGGACAGCAACGCTTCATTATGTTCCGGAGCCCTTGCAGTTTTCCACAAGCGAGTCAGGGTACATGGATAAAACAGTCCACGACAAGGCCCCTGCCGTGGCTTACGGCTACGAAGAGTATGTTGTTATAGATGCAGCCATTAAATGCCTTCAGAAGGAAGAATCAGACGTTCAGGTGCTACTTGTGCAGAAGCAGCAGCAACTAGAGCGAATTGAGCAAGCCGCAGGTAAGCGAGATGCTGGGGAGTCCTATTCGATTAGCGACGTAAACGTCGGGACTACCTCTTATTTAGACGACGCAATTAACTTGGTGTAGTTATGATTCAATTTGAGCGCTACAGAACATCCGATCATCCCCTAACTCGGGTGCAGGATAAAATTGAGCAACTTGCAAACGACCTACAGGGATCCGGCTTGCTTAGTGGACGCTTGATTGAAAACATTGAATTTGCATCAAGTACGACACGCAACATTCAACACGGGCTGGGCAGGGTCTACCGTGGGTATATTGTTGTTTCCATTAATGCTAATGTAAACATTAAGGTAGATGACACTAAAAACAATAACAAAGCACAGTTCCTTGCACTACAAAGCCAAGGCACTGCCTGCACTGCTTCTTTGTGGGTGTTTTAATGGCGCTAGAAAAGAAAACGCTTTCATTTGCGATGCTTAAAGGCATTGATGAGAAGTCGTCAGATTCTACACGGGCACCTGACGGCTTAACGTCTTTAAGAAACATGGACTTTGGAAAAAAGGGCCAGCTAGTCAAGCGGGGCGGTTTTGTGCATGACACCAATGCCACCATTACAAAGTTTGGCGGGGGTGATATTTCTTCAGGCGTAGCCATCTCTCAATACGGCGACGAGACGTTAATTTTAGATGGTAAGAATCTATACTCTTGGATCAAAGAAGGTGACAACGGGCAAGGCTTGCTCAATCGTGGCACTTACGTCCCTTGCACGGTTAAAAACGAATTTAAAAATGTCCAAACAGATAAGCGTCAAAGCAATTGTCAGATTGCTGAAAAAAACGGCGTCCGTGTTTATGTTTGGGAAGAGTACGAGTTTCAGGGAAGCGACTACAAGACGTTTGTAGACGTTGAGCACATTGCCAGCGGTGCTCGCCTTATCGAGACAACTGAAATAAGCAGCACTGCGATTGTTATTGACGGGCCAGGTGGGGGCGGAACCGCTGCCGATACAACTACGCTTTACAAGCAAGCCCAGCCGCAATGTGCTGTTATCGGAAACTATGTTTTTATTGTTTACCAGGAACGCGATGGTTCAGCAAACCACTTAAGATATCGTTCGGTAAACTGCACAAGCATTACGACCGCCGCCGCTGTTTCTTCAGAAGCCAATTTATACAAAACGGGAACAACTGTACAAATTGAAATCGGGACAAGTTACCCTGTTTTTCAAATAGACAAATTTCTAGGCGTAACGCATTCAGATGCTATTGTTATTGCTCACACAACACCTGGAGCTAACTCAATAACAGTGGCGTACTTGACAGCAAGCGGGGCCACGCTTTCCCGGCCAGCAACTACTTTAGTAACAACGACAAACGTTTATTTTGCGCCATTCAACAAGGTTACAACCGGTGTGCCTAACGGCATAATTTTAAAATGCTTAAACGACGTAAACGCTGCATCAGAATACTCGATTGTGTTGGGGTACACTGCCGACACTGGCGGGACATACAAAGTCGTTTTAGTTCAAATAAAAGACGACTTAAGCGCTAAGATAGACCACGCCAGTCAAAACGTATTGGCTGATGGAAGCAGTACAGGAGCATTGCATCTCTTAAGAGGGACTGCTGGCTCTGTTACCGATGAGGGCGCAATAGGCGTTTTTGTAGAAGTATATTCGCCTGCCACTGACGTAGGTGTTCAGGGCAAGATTGTGCCGGAGCATTTTGTGCGGCTTTACTTGTTAGCACGGGGCGCGTCCACGATTGCAACTGAGTCAAACGTTGTAGCATTTAACACTTCTGTTACTTCTGATTTTTTTAGATACAACGGGAATATTTACTGCGTACTGTCTCAAGTAAACGACAACGCGCTGCACATTGATTTTGACGCCATTGAGCCTTCTGGAAACAGCCGGGGGCTTAACAATAACTCCGCTTTAGTAAATTTGCAGGGCGAGATAATTGGGGCGCTAAAGACAGGCAGCGCTCCGCTGTGTCTTACGTCTGACTACATAACAAACAACCCTGCTGACTTTGATGGGGGTCGAGAAAACCGGCGGTTACTTTACGGCGTGCAGCGCGTTACTTCTCGCGACAGTGCAACCGAGTTTGTGTTTGGTGCCTCTCGTCACTACGCTTACGCCTTTCACGACCCAGGGGCTTACGGCCCCGGTGATTACCCAGACAACATTTTTGGTGTAAGCCTGTTTGAGATTGATTTTGACCCTGCTCGAAAACTAGCCTCAGTAGACATTGAGAACGTTTGGCTAGGCAGCGGCGGGTTTATCCATAGTTACGATGGCAACTCGGTGGTTGAAAACAACTTTCTAAACTACCCGGCAATCAAAAAGATTGAGGAAAGCTTTAACAGCGCTACGGCTACCGGCGGGTTTAGTGACAGTAAAGTTATAAAATACTGCTGCATTTATTCGTGGACAGATGCCAAGGGGAACCTTCACCAGTCAACGCCTTCTGAAATGGTTGAGCAGACGATTACGCCCGGTAAAGCCTCAGGGGTTAGATCTATTACAGCTCCGGGCACTGGTTATGCAACAGTTATAGGTTTAGACACTACCGGGGGGTCAGGAACCGGGTGCAAGGTAAACGTAACCGCGAACGGCGCTGGTCAGATTACGGCCGTGTCGATAGCCGGTGTGACTTTTACAGGTTCGGGGTACACTGATAACGATGAATTAACGGTTGTTTACCCTGACGGCCCAGGCTCAGGTGGCACGTTCAGGATATCTTGCTCGGGTAAATCCGTTATTCAGGTTTCAGCTTACGTTCCAAGCCTTACAAGAAAAAAAGATGTAACCCTCAAGCTTTATCGTACTGACCATGCAGGGGCCACGTTTTACTTTGTTGCTGATATACCGATTCCAGAAAGAACTGCGCTAACGTCTTCAATTGTCACGTATGTTGATTTACCTATAGACGAGACAGCAATTACTTCAAGGCAGATTCTTTATACAACCGACTTACCTGCTACGGGTTTTGCGGGGTGCAGTACCGATTTAGTACGACATCAAAACAAGCTTATTTCTGCGGGAACAGATGACTCTGCGTATGCGTCAAGCGTTATTAGGGAAGGCGTGGCTCCAGGGTTTCCTCTTTTTAATCACTCTATTAATTTAACGGGTGACCCTGGAAAAATTACCGCTATTGAAAGTAACTTGGATACGCTGCTCCTTTTTACAAATAACGACGGTTATTACGTGGCAGGTTCCGGTCCTGACGTTTTAGGCCAGGGTCGGTATGGTGAGCCTCGATTATTTGCGCGAGGCCATGGAGCGTTAGAGGGTGCAGCCCACACGGATACGCCTCTCGGTGTTTTTTACCAGACTCCTCAAGGCATTCACGTAATTGGCAGGGATTTATCAATTGCCTATATTGGGGCGCAGGTTGAAGATACCGTTGGAACGCAGACTGCTGTATCTATGACACGGCGAGATTCGGACCAATGCGTTCGCATAATGCTACAAGAGGCAAGCCCTAGCGGTAAAGACATCTACTGCATTTTTAATTACTATTACAAGCAATGGACCACTTACGAAATTGTTTTTACAAGCAATGCTCATCAGGTTGGCGAGGTTTTTGACGGAACAAGCTTTCAGCGCTTAATTGCAAGCGGCTATGTTCAAACGCAGTCTAAAACAGTTTTTCGCGACACCAACACAGTGGTTTCAGGGCTAGGCACAGCCTCCGTAACAACTCAGTATACAGCCGACATAGTGACTGGGTTTATTTCTCCCACGGGGCTAATGAAAAAAGACCGCATCTACCGCTACATGGTTTTAGGCGAGTTCTTAAGCGCTCACAACCTTACGATTGAAGTCTACAACGACTACGATGGCGAAGAAGGAAGCCCTAACCAATCGGACACAGTAACTGTTTCAAGTGATCCTGCGGGCTTGTATCTGTTTCGTTCTCATATTGCGAATCAAAAATCTCGTGGCATTCAGTTAGTTTTAAAACTAGACGGTGTGGGTCAATGCGCAAACATTGAAGGGTTTGCGCTAGAGGTTGGAATGCGGCTAGATAAAACAACGTTTAAAACTATAGAGAGTAGGACATTGTAATGGCAGGTGCATTTTTAGCAGATACGTTGCAAGAACAGGCCCGAGCTGAACTGCAAGGGAAAATGATGCAAGACCAAATTGCTCGGCAAGTAGCTCGACAGATTGTTGGGCAAATTGCGCAACAAGAGATAGGTCAAAGCATTAACAGGATGCGCAGCAAGGGCAGCGCCATTGACCGCGCTGCTAATCAAACATCTCGCAGGGAAGTTGGCATGACCCAACTGGAAATGCAAAAAGACCAAGCACGAAAAGAAAAACAAATGGGGCTTATTACTGCTGCCGCTGCCGCCACCGGTGCCCTTGGTGCTCATTTTGCAACGCGAAAGCAAGAGTTGCCTGACGCACCGACAGACGCAGATGTAAGGGCCACGCACAGTCCTATAGGGCAACAAGAAGTGTCACCTGGCATGACTGTTCAGGACGTACTAGAAAAGCAAAGGCTGTATAGCTCTGTAGCCGATTTAAACCTTGAAAATGAGCTAGGGCTTCAGTCAACACTTATGGCCCCGCAGGCTTCCCCACCTGACCCCTACGCGGAATTAGATGATGAGGAATACTTGCAAAGCATTTCCAATTTTTAGGAGGCAGCTATGGCCGATGAAAACGACTACAGCATTTATGATGATATTGATGTTGAAGGTGCGACACCCACTCAAGAAGAGTACGAAGACGCCTACGGAGACGAGTCTTATGGGCACTTAGCGTTACGCACCCCAGAAGATTACGCAGACTACCTAGAAGATGAACCCACGGGCTTCGGGGTTGAAAAAGACCTAGAAGCGCGAAAGGCGGCTGCTAGGCGAGCATCAGGGCTGACGGGCGACAGGGCCTTTGAGTACGCGCAAAGACTCAAAGACATTAGCGAAGGCAAAAGAAAGACTGAAGGTCAAATTTCAGCCGAAAAAGAACTTGCTATTTTATCTAAGGCGCAACGCGGTAAGGCAATGGGGTATGGCGGGTTTAATTCCGCAGAGTTGCTTCAAAAAGCAGGTCGGTCAGCGCAGCAAGCAGAGCTTGGCGGTGAGTCAGCCATCAATAAAGCCGCCGAGCAAGCGGCAACGGCGGCAGATGACCAGTTAGAGCAGCTTCTTATTTCAGGTGAGCAACGAGCAGAAGACAAGGCTTTTGCCTTGCAGCAGCTTGCATTTCAACAAGAACAGGCGAGCAGCTCTCTTTGGTCTAATGTTCTTGGCGGCGTGTTGGGCGCTATTGGCGCAGTTGTCGGGGCCTCGTATGGCGGTCCGGGCGGTGCTATAGCTGGGGCTACAGCCGGAAAAGCGATGGGTAGCGGCGCTGGCCGCTACATGAGCTAAGGAGATACGAAGATGAGTGATGGTATGTTTCCGCCTCGCGAGCTTTATGAAGCCGAACAAGCAAGGCAGAGGGTTGCAAAAGACCCTTTTAGTGGTGGTCCCGACCACATGCGTCTTACGCCTGAAGACCTTAAGCGCCGCCAGGAAAGTGCGGCAGCTCTCGCGGCTGATGCTGCTAGGCGCGATGAAGCTCGCACTCTTTATCGTGAGCGCCCAGAAGAGTTTGTTAGAAAAACTCCCGGTATGTCAGAGGCCGCGCAAGCCGAGTATCTTCGCAGTACAGCGGGGGAAAGAGCGGATATAGCGGAGCAGGATGAAGCTTTTGTTGCCGAGCAAAAACTCCGAGCAGAGCAAGCTGTGCGCGACAAATTTGAACTTGAGGCTTTACGGGCAGGGTTGCCTGAAGATCAGTGGCCTGCTTATGTTGAAAAAAAATTAGCCGAGTCTCGTTTAGCAACGGCAGAACCAGCCATCAACACAGCAGCAGGAGCCGCGACGGAAGCAGAAACCGCAGCCGAAGAAGACCCAATATCGAAATCTATTCGAGAGCAATACGAGTTTGGCTTGGTTGAAGCCGACAGAGCGCAAAAAGCTTTTGATGCAATGCAGGAACGACAACGGCTTGCGTCAGAGCAGGTTGAACGTGAGATTGCCGCAGCAGAAAACGAGCTTAAGAATTACTCGATTGACCCTAAAAGAGCTTATGGCTCTACCGGAAACCAGGTTATGGCTGCGTTTGCCATTGCTATCGGTGCTTTTGCCGAAGGCTTGTCTGGGGGCAAGGTTCCTAACACTGCTTTTAAGATTATCGACAATGCAATCAAGCGGGACGTAGACGCTCAAAAAGCCGAGATGGGCAAGTATACCGATGTCTTAAAAAACAAAAACAACGTTTATGCTCGAATGCTTCAAAAGTTTGGCAATGAAGAAGCTGCAATGAAGGCTTCAATTACGCTTGGCCTTTCCGCTGCCGAGGCAAGCATCGACGAGCTTGCTGCTAAATACGGCCCTGATTCAAAGCAGGCGCAGGTTGCGGCAGGGTTCAAGGCTCGACTTGCAGGCGACAAAGCTAAGTTGATGTTAGATTTGGCTAAGACCAATGCTCGTATTCTTGGTAAAGGTAAAAACACTGGGCAGGCTGCGCAGCTGTTTGAAAACGCTCTGGGTGAAATTGGCTCATTGCGTACCTTGTTTAAGGAACTTGGAGAAGGTGAAGCTGCATTATCTCAACTTATTGGCGTGTTTGGGGAAGAAGCTCAGGTTTCTTACTCTCCTGGCACTGCTGCGGAATACGCGGCAGCAAGATTTGCGGTGGCGCAGTTTGTAAACAAGGCGTTTAGCGGTGCGCGTGGCTCGGATAGAGATTTAGCGGCAGTTATGGCTCGAATACCTAACCCAATAATTGCAACTCTTGACAGGAAAAAAGGTCTTCAGCTTATTAAGAATCTTGAAGAGAGTCTGACAAGAGCGGCAGGCGATAAGGGCTACCTTGTTGCTGGTGATGTTGCTCGTCAGTTTGACATTGATTACGGCACCAAAGGCACAGACGACGCGCTTAAATCGTTCAAGCCGCAGATTGATTCTATCCGAGGAACGGATCAGTAATGCCAAAGATGTTTAACATAGCTCTTAGCGAGTGGCGGGACATCCCGGAAAACGAGGTCCAGGGGGCTTACGAGTCGGGTCAGTACGTATTCGCAAAAGGGGAATTAGTCCCAGTGTCTTTGGCTGATGGGCGCTATGGAACAATTAAGGGCGAAGAGTTTAAAGATGTAATCCGCGCTGGTGGTAGTTATGACTTACCGTCTGAGCGACAGTATCGAGCTGACGAAGAGAAGTACGATTCTCGAAATGCGGAAGCCCTCCTTTTGGCCGCTGGCCGTGGTCTTACTTTCGGATTGTCTGATGTAGCGCTCGAAAAAATGGGTGCTTACACAGACGAAGAGATTCAAGGTCTCGAAGAGCATAACTCTATTCTTAGCGGCGTAGGTGAAATCGGCGGTGCCTTGGCTCCTGCGTTGCTGACTGGCGGCGGTTCTGCTTTGGGTGCAGCAGGCGTTAAGGGCTTGCTTAAACAAGGTGTGCATTACAGCCCTGCCGGATTCGCCATGCGTTCGGCGGCAGCAGCAGAAGCAGCAATAGGCAAAAAGCTCGGGGTGGAAGCGTTAGAGGGGGGCTCTAAAATGCTGCGTGCTGTGCCGGGGTTTGGCGCAGCGGGTGCAGTTGAGGGGGCTTTGTTCGGTGCGGGCGAGACTTTTTCAGAAGAGCTTCTTGGCCGTACCGACAAAACCGCAGAACAAATAGTAGGCGACATTGGCTTTGCTGCTTTGCTGGGCGGCGGTCTTTCATCTGCGTTTTCGATGGCCCCCGCAGCAGTTGCCAAAGCATTCCAGTCTCAAGCTAAAACAGAGTACCCCAAAGGCATAGCCAAGGTTGTCGGCGAGTTTAAAGACAAATACACGGCAGCAATGACAGGGATGGACGAGGAGCTTTTAGCAAAAACTCGCGACCCTAAGTTTTTGGATGATTTACTTGAGTTTGAAGACGTTGAGAAAAAGGTAAACGTTAGCGCAAGAGAATACATTGGTGACCTTTTTGGCGTTGTAGAAGGAACAACCAAAGGTGTTACCGAGGCAAAAAACAGGCTAATTCTTCCCAAAGTCAAGCCAGCCGTAGAAACTGACACCATTAACGGTTCAATGAACGCTGTTAGCGCTTACATTAAATCTCTTGGCGAGTCGTTGGATACACTCGGAGATAAGACGCAAAGAACAGCTGCTAGGCGTCTGATGAAAGACGCGGTTAAACTTCAGGACGGTATAGCAAAATCGATTGAAGATAGACTGCACGCAGCAGGCTATAAAAACCTTACCGTTAAAGTTAAGCGCGGAAAGAAGGGCAGCCCTGACTACGGCACGATAGAAGTAGTATCAAAACAAAAACCCAAGAAGCCCGGACCAATGATACTGGATGCTACGGGGGCACCAATACGACCCAAGGTTCAACCAAAAGTTAAGTACAACCTAGGGCAGGTAGAGGGACTTCTTAACAAAGGTGCAAAACCGGGAACGCTTGAAGGAACAGCGCAGCTTATTTTTAAAGAAGTAGACCGCCTAAAAATGGGCCAGAGTCGGCTTGATAGCGGGATGGCTGGATACGGCGCTTTAAGGGATTTGCTTGAAAACGAGAAGCTTTTTGGTGAAGCTGCAACAATCCAGACAAAGCTTAACAGCGCATGGAAGCCGTTGATTGAGCAGCAAAAAGAGTTTGCTTCGCAGTTTATGAAACGACACAAAGGGACCAAAAGACTTGAAGCTGATGGTCGAAAAATTAAATCGTTTCTTAGGAATTTACGCAACGAGGAAACCTCTGAACACGCACGCTCAACCGTGTTCAACGCATACGCAGACGCGTTTGATGTTTACTCGAAGGTGGCAAAAGAGGTTGGTCTTGATTTAACCGAGTCGGTACCAAGTGTTTTGAAGGGTGCTCAATCGCTTCGTAACGATTGGACAGATTTCAAGTATCTCCAAGCAGCTAAAAAAGAGCTAAGCGAATTAACGCGAAACCCCGGTTTAATTTCAGAGACTTTTGCAACGGTTGGCGGTTTTGCCTTTGGTGGCCTCCCCGGTGCTCTTGCTGCTAGGTACATCCGAAACATCGCAACACCAGGCGATGCAGTACGCCGCCGAGTTACAGCCCACGGGATTAAGTCTCGAACATCTCAAATGATTAACACTTGGGCAGAAAAATCGACCAAGCGGTTAATGGGCAATATCAAAGGAGCCCCCACGGTTAAGCCATTTGACGCCCTAACGGGCTCAAAACGAGTGTCGCTCCTCGGGTTAATTGGTGCAAAAGCAACAGGCAACGAAGAAGAAGACACGCGAAAAGAAATCGAGGCTTTTGCAACAATTGCTTCTCCAGAGGTAATGGCGCAGAAAATTAAAGACAACATGGAGCCTCTTCGCGATGCCCCGCAGATTACGGAAGCAGCCGTAGACAAGGGCGTAACCGCAGCTATGATGTACGGCGATGTTATTCGAGAAAACACTGAAACCGCCACAAACATAATAACGGGTGAGACGAGAATATCGGTCTCGGACTCAGGAGCGGCTAAAATTGCAAAGGCCCGGAACGCTTGCTTTGGAAGAGCGTGCGAGCAAGTAGCCCTTGAGTTTTCACAGGGCAGCGTAACCCCGGAAACGTTAAAAATAACAGACGCCTTATACCCTTTAAATATGACGCAATACCGAGAAGATGTCAGGACGGTGCTAGCTAAAGTTTACGAAAACTCAAGCGAGCCACCTAGTTTACAAGTCCTCCAGAGTTACGCTAGTCTTAACTATACGTCGGTTATACCTGTTCAAAGTGGACTGGCGAATCAGGCGGTGTATGAGG